ACCAACGTTTAATCGCTTGGTTCATGAACAGCCCCGGAATCCTCCGGGGCTTTTCTTTGTGCGTTAAATACGCACAGAATGAAGATACTGTGCCGCACCTTGTTTGACTGTACTCGCACTGGAGTCACAGGACATTTTAAACTGTCAGCCATGCCATTTCAAGACCATGCTGGCCAGTGGGTGCGCAATGTTGCAGACTGGAATCGCAGCAGAAATCAACAACGCAATTACGAAACCTTGTTGCAGTTGTTGGGACTGCGAGCGCAGTTGTTTGAATTGACCAATCCTGTGTGTGATCAGGGTGTGTGGGAATTTAGTTTTGTGGTAGAAAGTGATGCTGTATACGGAGCCAGTCACAGCACTGATCCTCTAGCAGGACTTTGTCAAGACTGTGAAGGTGTGCCCATGATGATTGATCTTGATGAGCAGACTGGCACAATTCCACAAATTGCAACACAAGGTGAACGTTGCAACATTTGGTTCAGTCAGGTAAATATCTAATCGGAGAATACCATGTCTGAAACCACAGAAATTGAAAAGAAAAGCCTGGAAGCTCACGTCGAGCTCTGTGCACAGCGATACAAAATACTGGAAACCAAACTGCTAGAAGTTGAGTCAGACATCAAAGAAGTCAAAACGCATGTCTCAGACATTGGCGAAAAAATAGATATCATGAGCAACAAGCGCACCGACCAAGTCATTGCTTGGGGTGTGGGCATCATTGGATTTTTAGGCGCCACAGTGATGTGGCTGTTACAACAATACGTTTTCAAATGAATGTCCGACAAAAGCTAGCCCAATTTACTGATCAGCAAATACGTAAACATGCTGAGCGCATGCTGGTGCCACAGCCAGACGGGTCATTGGTGGTGTTTGGCAAGTACTTGATCAAGCAGCGACAACAAAATTTTTCAGTGTTTACTTGGGATCGCAAGCAAGGTGATTTTTCATCGCAGAGATCAGCTTTGGGCTGGTGTTCAGCTGAACGTCATCATTGCTTCAATCTCAGTCGCGAAATCATGCGGCTGGATCAATCCTTGAATCATCTCAGTGCTGATATTCAACATACCACAAGCACCATCAAACACAGTCAAGATCTTGATTTCTGTGACATGCTGGAAGTCAAACTAGATCACAAACGTCAGCGTTTGACCTATGTCAAAAACGAATTAGAAAAATGCCTGAACCGGGCTAAATATATTGAATTAAAGGATTTCCAGAATGAAACTGCAAGAATTCTCAGCGTCTAAGCCCGTAAAACACGTTGACCAAGTGTTTGAAAGTTACTTTGGCCAAGGGCTCAAACTTGAACGTCTTGGCCGAGGTCAAACGCAAACCATGCTGTCACGTGTGCGCAGTCTATTGGACGAGCACCAAAGCACCACAGCACGTCACTGGGGCGAACGCAATCCAGCATATCTTAAACTGGTCATGATGGAACAGGCTCTTCACAGTCACTTGGCTGAAATGACGCCTCCTGCCACTGACCAATCTGCTCAGCAAGCTCAGCAGGCTGTGGCCAAAGTCAAAGATCCCAAGTTGGCAGCTGCATTGAAAAAATCTGCTGCTGGACAATCACTTACCCCTGACGAACAAAAAATGGTGGCTGGTGCTGCACTCATGAAGGCTGAAAGCAAATTGCGTCGTGCCTATCGCATGTTGAAAGAAAGTGAAGTACAACAGGCTCAAGTGGTGTTGGCTGCCCAAGACATGGTGGACAAAATGCAAGGCATGCTGGAAGACGTAAGCGAATTGCAATTCAAAGAGTTACCAGCACTGGTTGATTCCATCAAGAATCAAGTGGGCATTGATCAAGCCACTCAGTTCAATGCTGATGCTTCGGCTGCACTGACCGGTCTGCTGCAAAACATCCAAGGCACCAAACAACAGTTAGATGCAGCCCTGGGCGTGGTAACTGGCCAACAAATGGCCACACCAGACCTGGCTGGCATGGGCGCTGACGCTGGTGCTGGCATTGGTGCTGATGTAGCTGCCGACTTAGATGCCGACGTAGCTGACGTGGCTGGCGACGACCTAGACGCTGCTGCTGATGCTGCTGTGGCTGACATGGACGACGAAGAAACTCCTGCGGCTTCGCTTGGCCGTCAGCGTAGATAACATGCGCATCACTGAAGTGGCCAGCGTGGGGCCGACACCGGACCCTGCCCAGCTGCTGGGACTGGCAGAGTTTTTGTCTGGCCGCGCACAAGACACCAACGCTCAAAAGCAAATCAGTCAAGACGCATTCGTGAGTCTAGCGCAGAGTCTTGACATCCCGGTCAACAAGCAAAATCTTGATACCATTGTCAACCAAGAACCTCTCAGCAATGTTTTAGAACCACTGGATCCGGGCAGTACCGAACCTATCAAGTTCAAGGGTGCTGCCCCTGACAATGTCTCTATACCTGTGAACAAGGCACAAGACATTGTGGCCAAAGCAGCCAAATCGGCCATGAAACGCGGTATGAGCAAGTAATCACGGCTTGACACTGGGCTGTAGTTTTGCTATAATTGAGGAAAGTATGGCCTATTCTGACCAAGTAATCGATCATTATGAAAATCCACGCAACGTGGGTTCGTTCAACAAGAGCGACACCAACGTGGGTACCGGCATGGTGGGGGCACCGGCCTGTGGTGACGTAATGAAATTGCAAATCAAGGTAGATCATGATACAGGTATTATTACAGATGCTCGCTTCAAAACGTATGGCTGCGGCTCGGCGATCGCAAGCTCAAGTCTTGTCACTGAGTGGGTCAAAGGCAAAACCCTTGACCAAGCCGCCGCAATCCGCAACACCGACATTGCCCAAGAGCTAGCCCTGCCTCCAGTCAAGATACATTGTTCAATCTTGGCCGAGGATGCCATCAAGGCCGCAGTGGAAGACTATTGCAAACGCAATACGAGGCAAGAGTGATCTCGATCAGCGAGCGTGCTGACGCCAAAATTACTCAGCTGGTGAAAACCAAAGGCTACGCTGGCATCCGCGTTGGAGTCAAGACCACAGGGTGCTCGGGCCTGGCCTATGTGTTAGAGTATGTGAAAACCTATGAGCCCGAAACAGGCGTGATCAATCATGCCCAACCAAATTATGTAGTCTTGGTTGATCAACGACATCAAGTGTATCTTGATGGTATGATTGTGGACTGGGTACGCCAAGGCCTCAATGAAGGCTTTGAATTTACCAACCCCAATGAACGTGACCGCTGCGGTTGCGGTGAAAGTTTTCGTGTATAACCCCCGTTTTGATTACCAACCCATACCACGTGTGACCGTAGACGGTCGTAGATTCTATGCCACACCCGACGGCCAACGATTGCCCAGTGTCACAACCATACTGGATCGCACCAAGCCTGAAGAAAGCAAGCAAGCTCTAGAGCAGTGGCGCCGCAATGTGGGACATGCTCGAGCACAACAAATCACTACCGAAGCAGCCAATCGTGGCACACGCATGCACACATATCTTGAGAACTATGTCAAAACTGGTGAAATGCCGATTCGTGGATCCAATCCATTTTCGTGGCCCAGTTATGTCATGGCTCAAGAAGTAGTGAGTCAAGGCCTAAAAAATGTATCAGAATTCTGGGGAATCGAAGTGCCGTTGTATTTCTCGGGCATCTATGCTGGCACCACAGATGGCGCTGGCATACACCTGGGTCAAGAGTCAATTTTGGACTACAAGCAAAGCAACAAACCCAAAAAACGCGAATACATTACAGATTACTTTTTGCAACTGTGTGCCTATGCCGAAGCACACAACGAACTACACGGTACCAACATACGCAAAGGCGTGATTTTGATGTGTGTCAAACCTGATCTAGATGAGCAACACAACATTATTGGAAAACCGCAATACCAGGAATTTGTGCTGGAAGGCGCAGAATTTGAGTTTTATCGCACTCAGTGGTGGCATCGCTTGGAACTGTTCTATTCACTAAATACGTGATACCTCTAGGACGATCACTGTGGCAATAGTACAAGTTTCCCGAATTACACAACGCAAAGGTCTGCTGTCAGACCTGCCCAGCCCCTTGGCCGGTGCTGAATTGGGCTGGGCTGTAGATGAACGTAGACTGTTCATTGGCAACGGCACATTGGAAGATGGTGCGCCAGTGATAGGCAACACCGAAGTTCTCACAGAGTACTCAGACATTTTGAGCTTTACCACTGCCTACACCTATGAAGGTGAAGCAGCTGGCTACACTGTGCAGACTGGTGCTACTCCATCTACCCCTGTGAGTCAGAGTCTACAGAACAGACTGGACAGCAATGCCATTATCACAGATTTTGGTGCCACAGGCGACGGCATAACCGACGTCACTGCCATGATCAATCGTGCACTGTACCAGATCTACTGTCGTGAAGTCAATCCACAGATCCGTCGCAGTATTTTCTTTCCGGCTGGGCTATACATCATTACTGATACTTTGGATATTCCGCCCTATGCCAACTTGATTGGAGAAGGCGCTGAGAGCACCATAATTTCTTTTAATGTGCAGCCACATACTTCGGCTGTGGTATATGCTGCTGGCGTGTTGGTAGAAAACAGCGGCACATATTATCGCAGCACAGGAGAAGTGCCCATTGGCGTTTTGGTAACAAACATCACATACTGGACTCCTGAAACCCTGCCAGCGTACATTGCAAGAACCGCAGACAGTCTACAACAAACTGGTGTAAACATTGCTACCAATGCTGCTGCCCCACCGCAGAATATTGAAATATCAGGCATTGCCTTTGTGACCAATCAACTCAACAATGGCTTCTTGGTGCAAAACGCCGAAAGCTGCTACTTCAATGAAGTCACGCTAGAAGGTCCGCTCACACAGGCCGCCATCACAGCAGCACCTACCACAGCCAACACACGAGCCATTGACTGGGCCAGTACCAGCAGCTTGACTTGCCGACAGATCAATTGGAACAACTGTCGTATTCGTGGATTTACCTATGCTACCAACACTGATCAAGACGTTGTTAGTGCCACCATCAGCAACAGCTACATTAGCGACGTATATCAAGGATTTTACTTTGAACCGGGCACTGGCAGCGGTGCACAAGGTGTGAGAATCACGCAAAACTTGTTTGACAAAGTCTATGCTGAAGGCATTGAATTCAATGGTGTTTCGTTAAACATCACAGGCTACAACATCTTTCTTGATGTGGCCAACGAGTTCAATGGAAACACAGTGCCCAGTGCACCAGTGATTGTGTTAGACGGCAACAACGTCAGTGTGGCTGACATGTTTGAGCGCGACAACGATCAGAGTTTGACTTATCCAAGAATTTCTTTTGCTGGCGGCACCAGCATGAGTCTCAGCATGACCAGCCAAGGTGCAGAATATTTCAATCTTGGTAGCTTGGATGTGACCCCGGGCGGCGAGTTGACCTTGGCTGGATATCGTCGTGGTGTTGGCGTAACCGACACATTGACCAACAACACCACACAAAACTTGGTGCGCACCACATCAGCATTGTTGCCAGCATTCAGAGTTGATTACACCATAACACGCGGCTCCACAATTCGAACTGGTCGTTTGACCATTGTGTCAGGTACCACATTTTCGTTCAATGATGATTACATGGAAAATTCAGCCACAGGGGTGACCATTTCGGCGTCTGAATCATCAGGACTGGTCACAGTCAACTATACCACTACCAATACCGGCGTCGCTGGCGCCATTGTCTACAGCATTGAACATCTGACCTGATGTGGCCTCGCTCTTTTGAACAGAGACTGGCAGCTTGGCATCAGCTGCGAGTTGACTGCACCAACTTGCCTATTGCTGAGTGTTTGCAAACCATCAACACTTGGTGGTTTGACACTCCTTGGTCAGCCTATCACTTACACTGGGATGATCGAGCCACGTGGCCTGATCCTTGGCAACTGTTGGAAGACAATGTTTTCTGTTCGGTTGCACGAGCGCTGGGAATCATGTACACTGTTGCTCTACTGGAGCGTAAAGATTTGCAAGATGCTGTGATGTTGGACAACGGAAGCGACAATTTAGTCCTGGTAGCCCAGAGAAAATATATACTGAATTGGGACAGAGACTCCATCGTAAATATCTGTTCACACAAAAACAAACAGCGTCGAATCCTGACACTGCTGGATCTAGAACAAAAAATTAGGTAACAATGAAGCCCATCACCGTACTCAAACGCGATGGCAGCCGCGAGCCGCTGTCACTGGAAAAATGGCAAAATCAGGTAGCCAAAATCTGCAAGGGCACTGCTGACGTAAGTCAGAGCATGATCGAAATCAAAGCACAGCTACACTTTTACGATGGCATCAGCACTCGAGAAATTGATGGCATCACACTGCGAGCCATTGTAGATCTCATTGACGTAGAATCAAATCCTGATGTAGGACATACCAATTATCAATACGTAGCAGGCAAGCAACGTTTGAGTATGTTGCGTAAAGATGTGTATGGTTCCTATGACCCTCCCCACTTGTATGAGATTGTGAAACGCAACGTGGCCATTGGCCTGTACACTCCTGAATTGCTAGAATGGTACGACGAAGCAGACTGGAACCGCATGAATGACATGATTGATCATGCCAAGGACGAGCAATATTCATATGCGGCTGTTGAGCAGCTGATCGAAAAGTATCTTGTACGCAATCGTTCAACCAAGGAAATCTATGAAACTCCTCAAGTTAGATACATGATTGCGGCAGCAACGGTGTTTCACCGAGAAGAACCCAACAGCGCTCGTATGCGCTACATTAAGGAATATTACAATGCTGCGAGTGATGGCCTATTTACTCTTGCTACTCCCGTGCTTGCTGGTCTTGGAACTCCTACTAAGCAATTC